TAATACAGGATTATATAGTTTGTTCATACCTATGGAATGGAATTACGAAGGATACATCAATACTTATGGCATACCTGTATTCGAAACTCCAAAAAAAGCCGTTAAAGGGATTGACGGATCACAAATTAATATCGGGGTTATCTCTCACTGGGAAAACGAAGTTGAAGGTTTAAAAGAAGATCAAGACAGTTTAAATGAATTTTATAGACAATTCCCACGAACTGAAAAACACGCTTTTAGAGACGAAGCAAAACAATCTCTTTTTAATCTTACAAAAATATATGAACAAATAGATTATAATGAAGATTTACGTAATACAAATATTATAAGTCAAGGTAATTTTCAATGGGAAAATGGGATTAAAGATACTAGAGTTATTTTTATGCCTAATAATAATGGAAGATTTTTTATTTCGTGGATTCCTCCTTATAATTTACAAAACAGGTATAATATAAAAAATGGAATACGATATCCTGGTAATACTGATTGTGGCGCTTTTGGTTGTGATCCTTATGATATTTCAGGAACTGTAGATGGTAGAGGTTCAAAAGGTTCTTTACATGGTTTAACTAAATTTACAATGGAAGATGTTCCTCCTAATAGCTTTTTTTTAGAATATATAGCAAGGCCTCAAACTGCGGAAATCTTTTTTGAAGATGTTTTAATGGCATTAGTATTTTATGGAATGCCACTTCTTGCAGAAAATAACAAACCTAGATTATTATATTATTTAAAACGAAGAGGTTATAGAGGATATTCTATGAATAGACCAGATAAAATTTATAATAAATTATCAGTAACAGAAAGAGAAATAGGTGGTATACCTAACTCTAGTGAAGATATCAAACAAGCTCATGCCGCTGCTATAGAAGATTATATAGAAAATTTTATAGGATATAATGGGGAAAATTATGGAGATTTATATTTTCAACGCACTTTAGAAGATTGGGCAAAATTTAATATAAACAACAGAACACTTCATGATGCCTCAATAAGTTCAGGCTTAGCAATTATGGCATGTAATAAAAATAGATATAGACCAACTGCTGAAAGAAAATTAACATCAGTACCTTTAAGTTTTAAAAAATACGATAATAAAGGAGTAAATTCAAAAATTCTAAACTAGATGATTAAAATCAACTACAATAGTGCTTTTCCTGATCAGGTGGTACCTGAAGAAGAGAAAAAATCTAGAGAGTATGGACTACAAGTAGCACAAGCAATTGAGCATGAGTGGTTTAGAAACTCAAGTGGTCAAAACCGCTTTATCAGTAATTTTCAAAATTTTAATAGATTAAGATTATACGCTAGAGGAGAACAACCTGTTCAAAAATATAAAAATGAATTAGCTATTAATGGTGATTTATCTTATCTTAACTTAGACTGGAAACCAGTACCTATTTTATCTAAATTTGTTGATATCGTTGTAAATGGCATGACAGATAAAGGATATGAAATAAAATCTTATGCACAAGATCCTTTTGCTACAAAACAACGAACTACATATGCTGAAAATGCTTTAAGAGATTTAGAAAATAAAGCCGAAATTGATCAATTAATAGCTCTTACTGGACAAAATTTTTATTCATCTAATGATCCTAAAAAACTTCCTGAAGATATTAATGAATTAGATTTATATATGCAATTAACATACAAACAAAGTATTGAAATTGCAGAAGAAGAATTATTAGATAATATTCTTGCTTATAATAAATATGATGAAGTTAAAAAAAGATTAGCTTATGACTTAACGGTCTTAGGAATTGGTTGTGTTAAAACTGATTTTAATTTATCAGAAGGTATTACTGTAGATTATGTAAACCCGGCTAATATAGTATATTCATATAGTGATGATCCTAATTTTGAAGATATTTACTATGTAGGTGAAGTTAAAAATATGTCTTTATCTGAACTTAAAAGACAATTTCCTAATTTAACTGATGCTGAATTAGAAGAAATACAAAAATATCCCGGAAGAAATTCTTATGTAGAAAATACATGGTGGGGTCAAGAAACTCAAGACCAGGTACAAGTTTTATATTTTGAATATAAAACATATCAAGATCAAGTTTTTAAAATAAAACAAACCGAACAAGGACTTGAAAAAATGTTAGAAAAACCAGATACATTTAATCCACCACCAAATGATAATTTTGAAAGAGTAGCAAGATCTATTGAAGTTTTATATTGTGGTGCTAAAGTTTTAGGATTAGGTAATAATTTACTTAAATGGGAATTAAGTGAAAATATGACAAGGCCATATGCAGACACTACTAAAGTTAATATGAATTATGTTATTAGTGCACCGAGATTATATCAAGGAAGAATTGAATCTTTAGTTAGTAAAAGTATTGGTTTTGCAGATATGATTCAATTAACTCATTTAAAATTACAACAAGTGTTATCTAAAATGGTTCCAGATGGTGTATATTTAGATGTAGATGGATTAGCAGAAGTAGATTTAGGTAATGGTACAAACTATAATCCAGCAGAAGCATTAAATATGTATTTTCAAACTGGTAGTATAGTTGGTAGATCTCTAACGCAAGACGGAGAATTAAATAGAGGTAAAGTACCTGTACAAGAGTTACAAACCTCTAATGGAATGGGTAAAATACAATCAATGATACAAACTTATCAATATTATTTACAAATGATAAGAGATGTAACTGGTCTTAATGAGGCCAGAGATGGTAGTGTTCCAGCAAAAGATTCTTTAGTAGGATTACAAAAATTAGCTGCAGCAAATTCTAATACAGCTACTAAACATGTTTTACAGTCTTTAATGTATTTAACTATTAGGACATGTGAAAATATAAGTTTAAGGGCTGCGGATATGTTACAATTTCCTTTAACTAAACAAAGTTTATTAACAAGTATTAATACCTTTAATACAAATACTTTAATGGAAATTGAAAAATTAAGTATGCATGACTTTGGAATATTTTTAGAATTAGAACCAGAAGAAGAAGAAAAAGCTTCTTTAGAACAAAATATACAAATGGCTCTTCAACAACAAAATATAGGTTTAGAAGATGCAATTGATTTAAGAGAAATAAAAAATATTAAATTAGCTAATCAAAGTTTAAAAGCTAGACAAAAGAAAAAACAGGAAATAGCTAGAGCACAACAATTAGAAAATATAGAAGTTCAAGCTCAAGCAAATGCTGAAGCTGCAGAAAAAGCAGCATTGGCTGAAGTTCAAAAACAACAAGCTTTAGCCGAAACTGAAATACAAATTGAACAGGCTAAATCTCAATTTGAAATGAAAAAAATGGAGCAAGAGGCTCTTCTTAAAAAACAGTTAATGGCTGAAGAATTTAATTATGATATGCAATTAGCTCAAATACAAGGGCAAGCTCAAAAAGCTAAGGAAGCTGAAATAGAAGATAGAAAAGACAAAAGAGTTAAAATACAAGGTACACAACAAAGTGAACTAATAGCTCAACGTCAAAATGATTCACTACCTAAAGATTTTGAATCTGCAGGAAATGATAACTTAGATGGTTTTGGATTAGAACAATTTAGTCCATCTTAAAATNAATTAATTTTATATTATTATATTATGTCAAAAAACGAAACAAAAGAAGAAACAATACAAGAAGTACAAGAATCTCAACCAGCTGCAGAAATAGCTGTACAAGAACCTCCAAAAGAAGAAGGAAGTTTTAAAGTTAAAAAAGTTATTAAACCTAAACAATTAGGCGAAGAAAAAATACCAGATATTATTAAGGTAGATTTAAGTAAACAAAAAGAAGAAACAAAAGATGCCATTCAAACACAAGAGACAAATGATAGCAATGCTTCTGTCAAAAAATCAGAAGACAGTGGCGACAGCAAAAAAGTGGTTGAAGAAGTACGGGAAACCGAGCAAAAAGTAGAATCTGATTCCCCATTACAAGAAATTACTGATGAAGAAGATAATACTAACACGCCAGGAGTGGATACAAGCACTGAAACTACCACTACCTCACAGAAACAAGAAGAAATACAACAGGAAAGAGAAACACAAGAATTTCCTGAAAATATAGAAAAATTAGTAAAATTCATGGAAGAAACGGGTGGAACCGTTGAAGATTATGCAAGATTAAATGCAGATTATAGTAATGTTAACAATGAAACTCTATTACATGAATATTACAAACAAGCTAAGCCTCATTTAGATTCTGAAGAAAGAAACTTTATTATAGAAGATTCTTTCAAGTATGATGAAGAGGTGGATGAAGAGCGAGATATTAAAAAGAAAAAACTCGCTTACAAAGAAGAGATAGCTAAAGCCAAAAACTTTTTAGAAGATCTTAAAAGTAAATATTATGCCGAAATCAAGTTGAGACCCGGTGTTACTCAAGAGCAAAAAAAAGCAATGGACTTTTTCAATCGCTATACTGAAAATCAAGTGGCAAGTGAAGCAAAACACGAAAGATTTGTATCTAAAACTAAAACACTTTTAAATGAAGATTTCAAAGGTTTTGATTTTAAATTAGGAGATAAAAAATTTAGATACGGAATAAAAGATCCTTTAAGTGTTGCTAATAATCAAAGTGATATATCTAATTTTATTGAGAAGTTTCTTAATAAAGATGGAGAAATTGAAAATCACCAAAATTATCATAAAGCTTTATATGCAGCACAGAATGTAGATACTATAGCTAACCATTTTTATGAGCAAGGTAAATCTGATGCAATTAAAGATCAAATAGCAAAATCTAAAAATATAAGTACTGAACCGCGTAAAACTGCTTCAGGTGAATTATTTGTAGGTGGATTAAAAGTAAAAGCAATTAGTGGACTTGATTCTTCAAAACTGAGAATAAAAAAGAAAACGTTTAATTAAAAATTAATAAATAAATTATGGGAATTTTAACTCCACAATTTGGCTCAATAGTTCCTGCTCCTAATCAGCAGCTATTAGCCAGTAATTACCTATCTTTTACAGATGGTAATAATGATTTTGCTCAGCAATATCTACCTGAAATATACGAACAAGAAGTAGAAAGATATGGAAACAGAACTCTTTCTGGTTTTTTACGTATGGTAGGTGCTGAAATGCCTATGACTTCAGATCAAGTTGTTTGGTCAGAACAAAACAGATTACATATTGCATATGATAA